AGAGTCAGACTCAGAGCCACTCGCCTTTAGGTTGAGTGAATTTTATTTTACTCGCTCGCCTTTAAGGTGATCAGCTTAAAGTTGATTAGAACAATTCTAAGTACCGTATAGGTTGTATCGCCCATAGGTTGTATTAGCCCGGGTCTGAGCAACCTTAGGTTGTATCGCCTTTAAGTTGTATTAGCCCGGGGCAGATCAACTTTAAGTTGTATCGCCTATAGGTTGTATTAGCCCGGCTCTGCTACCGTCTCATGATATGAAAATGCGAAGTCGTCTTATTTTGACTCAGAGTACCTGAAAACCAGAGATGGCCCTGTATGGGGCTATTTTCGGGGTCTCTGACGATTTGTATTTATTTCACTATTATTGCAATTATTTGTCGATTATGGGTTGACGCCTATTTGCTGGTCTGGTATCTAGTGGGTACACCAAAACGGTGAGGCCATATAGGCCGCTAACCTCAGATCTTGAAAGGGTCTTTTGATATGACTAATGTAATTAATGCCGATACAGTAGACGCAAAAATCGAAGCTGCCGACAAAGCAGGAGACTTGAAAGTATTCACAGACCACATACAGGATGCCCTACGTGACGCTATCTTTCCCGTGGCCCGTGACGCTCTTGAATTAACCGTTGCTTGGTTCGAAGAGGCAGAGCAGTCTCAAGACCTAGTAGCTCACGTATGGCACACATTCAGCCGTGAATTCACTAATGGTGGCTCAGACTATGGCCCTAAGACCAGAGCCGCATTTGCTGAATACCTCAATAAAAACCTCAGCAAAGAGGCTTTGGCAGTAGTTAAAAAACTGAAAGGGTATCAAGACGCCAACAAAGCAAAAGCACTAGGTAAGACTGGTCTGGGCCTAGCTCAGAAAAAGAAGGCAGTTGCCAAGTAATACAACTTCCACGGGAACTGGCTTCGGTCGGTTCCCTCTACTTAAAGGAGAAATTCCATGAGAAATAGTCGCCTTAGAGAAGAACGCATCCTTGCAACCATAGAGGTAGTGACCACACGTATAGCGTGCGTTCTCGGCCTAGTTGTGCTGGGATATTTCTTTCAACCTGTGGTAGAGTACATCTTACTGCAACCTTAAGGATAGTGGGACCCTTGGGAATACAACCCAAGGTTCTCGCTCCGTGCGAAGCCACCCCTATCTACAACATAAAAAAATACCTTAGCATAACAAAGGGTGTGCCAAAGTGTCACACTCATACACTTTTCTCAGAGTCTACCTCTTGACAAATAAAAATTAGTTCCTATATGTCAAAGACAGGACAGGACATAACATATGTTATACGTATGTTAAACTTAAGACCAATAACTTTAGTTTTAATCATAATAGTTAAATAATTAAGTGAAACATACGTTATACATATGTTAGGAAACTTAAGCGGTGCTAGTAGACTTCAGAGAAATAGTACATCATGACAACAAAAGAATAATAGACTTTAGTGTTTATTGTGTTGTCAAGTATAAGGGTCGTAAGTATTACTATATAAATAAAACTAAAGAGGATTGCCTTATAGACCTCTTAGAGTTTATAACTAATGAAGAAGTCTTTGTAGAAGAACTTGAACCTTGACACCTGATATACCATTAATAGTGATAACTGTTATAATTTTTATGATTATTTTGTTGCCCAATTAAAGAATAGGCGATATAAGCCCCCCGCACTTCAAACTTTCTTTTGTGTCAAATCAATGTCTTATACGAAAGATATAAAAAAGTTATACTTTAGGGGTTGACATATACAAAAGAATACCTATGTGGTATAGCACGGCAAGCGTCATGCTCACACCTCCCCGAATATATTCATGAGTGAGACGCAGAGTATCTGACCTTGCCCCCTTATTTTCCCCAGAGAACCTTAAGTTCTACGAAAGAGCCCTTAAGTATTATGACTTATCCTAAGAATCAAGTGTTGCCCTATAGTAAGCCTATTGCCAAATATGTTAGGCAAGCGGTTCAAGATGGTGTGAGCATTAAGGATATTATGGCTACTGTAGCTAGTAGGTATCAGAATGCCCCCGGTTCTCATGGTACATTCTATAAGCTGTACGGTAATGACATAGCTGAAGCTAGAGCAGAGATTGTCTCTAAGGTTGGTAATGTAGTCGTACAGCAAGCTATGGAGGGACACTTTGCTTCACAGGAGTTATTCTTGCGTAGTAAGGGTGGTTGGAGCCCTCAGAGCACTGTTAATGACCCCGACGAGTATACTGACCCTGATCAAGACTCAAGTGCTATTGATGCCCTCATGACTTTGTTGGGCAAGGATACAGATGCAGACCCTGACACAGAAGACGCAGCGTAAGCTTACAGCAGACTCTTTAAGAGCTTTATCTGATGATAAGGTACAAGAGGCACTTAAGCAGCTAACACCTGACCAAGCACAAGAGTTGCAACATGATTGGAGCTTTTGGGCTAGAACAGATCAACTAGAGCCGAGCGGTAAGTGGAATACTTGGGTAGCTTTAGCAGGACGAGGTTGGGGTAAAACAAGAGCAGGAGCTGAGTGGGTCAGGCATAGAATCAAGATGGGCGATAGGATCGTTCATTGTGTTGCCCCCACTAAAGGAGACGTTCGTAGAGTTATGGTCGAGGGGGACTCAGGTCTACTTAACGTATGCCACAAGAGCGACAAGACCTATCGTAAGGCTGACATGGGTTATCCTGTGTGGTCTCCTACTAATAACAGCATGACTTGGGCTAATGGTGCCAAGGCTGTCTTTTTCTCAGCAGAAGACCCAGAAAGACTCAGGGGTCCACAGGCTTACAGTGCATGGTGTGACGAGTTGTGTGCTTGGAGAAATGCACAAGACACATGGGACATGATGCAGTTTGGGTTACGTTTAGGTAAACGACCCATAGTTTTTGTTACTACTACACCTAAGACTACCAAGTTACTAAGAAGTATCCTAGATGACGAGAAGACTCATGTCTCGACTGGATCAACTTTTGATAATAGTGCTAATCTTGCTGATACTTTTCTTACAGCAGTAAAGAAGACATATGAGGGTACTAGACTAGGTAGACAAGAGTTATACGCAGAAATACTAGATGAAGCCTCTGGTGCCCTGTGGAACCGTAAGTTACTAGCTGAGTGTGAGGTAGACAAAGATGACGTCCCTCAACTTAACCGAATTGTTGTAGCCATAGACCCTGCTATTAGTAATAACACTGACTCTGATATGACTGGTATCATAGTAGCTGGTGTTGACGTAAACGGTACAGCTTATGTCCTAGAGGACCACACCGGAAACTATAGTCCTCAAGCTTGGGCATCTAAGGCTGTTGAGTTATACAGAGAGCACATGGCTGATAGGATTGTTGCCGAGAAGAATCAGGGCGGCGACATGGTAAGACACACATTACACACAGAAGATGAAACCCTACCCATACGCCTCGTTCATGCGAGTAGAGGCAAGATGGCTAGGGCTGAACCTGTATCTGCACTCTATGAGCAAGGCAGAGTTAAACACGTCAGAGGGCTTAACGACTTGGAGGATCAGATGGTTCAATGGGAACCTCTTGGGTCTTTAGGGTCGCCAGATAGATTAGATGCCTGTGTATGGGCCATCACCGACCTTAGTCTTAATGGGTACGCAAAGCCACAACTTAAACTAGCATATTCTAGTGCTAAGGGACTCCTATAATGCCCAGAAGATTGAGTAAAACTAAAGCGACCCAAACATTAGGGGTCAGTGGACAGAACGTCCGTAATGGTCAGATAAGGTCTGATGAATTTATCCCTGAGTTGCGTGGCAAGGCTGCTATCCGTAAATATAGGGAAATGAGAGATAATGACAGTACTATTGGCGCAGTTATGTATGCTGCTGAACAAGTACTTAGAGACGTCAAACTCAAGGTTGAACCAGCTAATGATACTGAAGAAGCTAAGAACGAAGCTCTATTTGTGGAAAGTGTCTTTGATGACATGGAACATTCGCTTGATGACCACATTGCGGAAGCGTTATCAAGCTTGTCGTATGGCTTTGCTTGGTTTGAGGTTGTCTATAAGCGCCGTGTGGGGCCTACTCAGAGGTCGTATAAAAAGTATAGTAAGCATACTGACGGGCGCATGGGTGTCCGTAAAATTGTTTGTCGTGCGCCTTGGACAGTCTCTAGGTTTGATGTAAACACCAAGACAGGCGAAGTACTAGGGCTTTATCAGGATACAGGTTATGCACTTTCTAAACACTACATCCCAGCTAACAAAAGCCTCTATTATAGAACTACTTCTATTAACGGTGATCCCAGTGGTCGTAGTATCCTACGCAATGCTTACACATCGTACCAATACTTAAACAACCTACAGTCTATAGAAGCCATAGCAGTAGAACGGGAGTTAGCAGGTATCCCTGTAGCTCGTATCCCTTCTGAGTATCTCTCCGGTGATGCTACATCTGCACAGACAGGTTTTGTTGCCAATCTTGAGCAAATCTTACGTGATGTAAAGTTCAACGAACAAGGCTACATTATCACCCCTAGTGATACCTACCCTGATAAGGATGGTAGCCCTACTAATGTTCGTCTAGTAGACGTAGAGTTAATGTCCAGTTCAGGAACTCGTAACTTAGATATTGACCCTATTGTAAGACGTTACCAACATGACATTGCCCGTAGTGTACTTTCTGAGTTTCTTATGCTCGGTGGCGGTAACAACGGATCATACGCACTCTCCAAGTCTAAGACTGACCTGTTTCTACGTGCCTTAGAAAGCTACATCCAAGCTATTGTTGATGTACTTAATAAACAGCTAGTAGAACGCCTATGGCAGCTTAACGGACTTAACTACGACCTCATGCCCTGTATCAAGGCTGGTGATGTTGCTCCGCATGATCTACGTGAGATTGCAGCATTCCTTCGTAACCTTAACGGTGCAGACATTAACGTCAGTGATCACCCAGAGGTTATACAAGACCTTATGGATATAGCTGAACTGAACTATGACCCTATTACAGAGGTCGCAACAGAAACTGACCTGTCCGATGAGGCAGAAGAAGACAACAAGGAAAATACATAATGGCTATTACAACAGCACTAAGTAATGCTTTTAAACTAGAGTTGCTTAAAGGTAATCACGATTTTGATAACGATACATTTCGTGTTGCACTAATTAAAGAAAACCCATCTGGTACTTTTGATGCTACAACAGTAGCCTACACAAGCTTAGGTTCAGATCAAGCGTCAGGAACTGGTTACACCAGTACTTTTGATACCCTCTCTACGGGAGCACAGGCAGCTATTGCTACGGGTTATCCTCAGATGGATGGTACAACTGCCGTTATGGACTTTGATGATGCCGTGTTCACTAACGTAACAGTGCAAGCTGATGGTTGTATTCTTTATAACCCAAATGCTGATAGTGCAGCTAATGTCATAGCAGTCTTTGACTTTGGCGGAACAGTTAGTGCTACCGCTGGTGACTTTACTATTCAGTTCCCTGCTCCCGGAGCCTCTACAAGTATCTTGCGCCTAGCCTAATCTAAGGATACCTGACAATGGTAAAATTCGTTGACAGAGTTAAGATGAACCTGACCACTACAGGTACAGGTACAGTAACATTTGGTTCTGTCGTATCTGGCTTTCAGAGCCTTTCAGATGCCTCTGTTGTCGATGCTGACGTTGTAAGATATACCATCGAAAGCGGAACTAACTACGAGTCAGGTACAGGTACTATAGGGCTAACTGGCAGTACTTACACTATGGCTAGGTCTCCTAGCTCATCTTCTGAGAGTGACAACTCAGCTATTAATTTAGGTTCTGGTGCGGTGTGCTTCCTGACCATGTTGGCTGAAGATGTAGTACAAAACTTAGCTGACCTAGATAATGTATCTTCAACTGCACCTGCTGGTGGACAAAACTTATCTTGGGACTCAGGCAGTAGTTCTTGGGTTCCTGCATCTCCCTCTGGTGGGATTACAAGCGTAGGTAACTATGCAGGTCTTCCTGCGTCTCCTAGTGAGACAGACCTAGCTTGGGTACAGAATACCAAGGCGCTTTACATATATGATGGTACAGAGTGGGACAGGTTCTACACTGGGTCACAAACTACACCTAGTTTCACAACTGATCCGCCTGCGAGTTTGCTATTAAACACCGATGGGTCAAACAATGTTGTTACGGTTGCAGCTACGGACGCTGAAGGATTCCCCATTACTTATGAGTTTGATGGGTTTTCTGGGTCTAGCACCTACACTGAATCTTCGCTGCCACCTCAAATTAGTTCGCTGTCAAAAAACAATGGTGTTTTTACTTTCACGCCATCGACGTCAGGAAGCAATAGCGGGACATTCACCGGCAGGTTTAAAGCCTCGGACGGGCTACAGACAACAGCAAAATCAACTCTTTTCCAGTTGTCGTTTGGTTTAGCTAATTGCTACGGGTTTGATATAACTCAGACATCCTCAAGTAACGGTTATGTTATTTTTTCATTTATGTTTGTTGCGCAGGATGGAAGCAATCTGCACGACGATTCGAATTACGCAAGTGAGGTTGTGTATGGTGCGAATGTTGACCAATCAAATTGGCGTGAAGGAGGAGAAAGAAGCACAAGTGTTGCTGATGGTCTCCCTCAAGCGTACATGCGGACAGAAATGCTTGCAACCTTTGGCCATACTTTACCGGCGTCTGGCTCAGGATCGCATTTTAATTATGGGCTTGTTGCAAATAGTACAACGTACGGCAACACTAAGACTATAACTTGGACTACAGCCAGAACGATCAAGGGCATACTAGTCACAGGTGACGGCCCTACGCCTTACTTTTCTGGCGGATATGTCACTCCATATATCGGAGGTAATACATCATCTGATTTGAGTGGCACCAGTTACACCTTGCTCCAAGGCACAACCGCTAGTATAGCGAACAACCGATATTATGACTTTAGTGCTTAAATGCTAGGCTTTGCCCCCATAGCATCTGCCACATTAGGTGGTTCTGGCACAGTCAGGGAAGTAGTACTATCTAGTGTTACGGGGGTTTCGACAACTGTAACTTTAGGCACAATATCTGTGTCTACTGACGCTAAAATATCTGACCAGCCAGTAAGAAAACCTGAGACTCAGTATTTCAATAGTTACGGATCTCTCGTTAATATAGAGGGTGTTAACAGCTACACTTGGACAAACGCATTTATGTTGGGAATGCGTACCCAAGAAACGTCTTTAGATTTAGATGGCTCTACCTCAGCACCTGTTTGGGACGAGGCTATAAGGGGTGATAGGGCTTTATCCGTACAGACTAAGACCACGGCAGAATTAACCTCTGATCCTGTAGTCTCTCAGTCCTCATGGGTTCCTTTAGTTAATGGTGACTACACCTATCCAGCCACTTATGAAAGTTCCCTTGGTTACGATGCTGTAGCCAAACCTGTTACGGTAAACCTTAACCACTTACCCTCTGAGACTATAGTTAGTAATGCTGCAACTATTAGCACTATTGATGACCCCCTATTAGCTACCCTTACTTTTCCTGCTTCTGATCCTACACTCTTTAATGTTATTATAGGTCAAGTAAGATCAATAAACACTTACGACCCAACTGATACTGACACTTACTTTAATAGTCTTATTACAGGCCAAGTTGGTGAGATACAGTGGCCTAACGAAAATAAACACTACCTACTACAGAAATACGATTCAGACAAAGGTTTCCTTGTTGGTACTGTCCAACGTAACTCTTTTGGTACTGATAAGACAACTGACGGGCGTGGGGCAGCTTGGGTTTCCTACGGGTTCCGATTGCAGCCCCAGATTACCGCTGCTAATTTCCCTGATGGCACCCCTGTTTCGCAAGAACATACACTTTTAGTTACATCATCACTAGGCACAATTCAAGCTAATATAAGCAAGGAACTGTCAGGAGTTGAAGGTACTCTTAGTTCTAACTTAGGTATAACTCCCGCTATAACATCTTTTGTAGCTGGTTTTGATATTGGTACTGTAGGACTACCTGACCCCCAATGGTACTTGAGTACGTCTAGGGTAGAACTTGTAGCAGAACCTAATCAACCTGCTAATGATGTAATATATCCCTACGCTTCTCGTTCACCTACTGCTGGCCCTGCACAGACAGACTTTGACTTTACGGTGTCCCTTGGTGCCTTAGATGCTCCTATAGCTGTTGATCAACCTGTAGGCGGATTAGGTTTAACTGTTAGTCTTGGTACTCCCACCTTAAGGTCGTTTAACACACTAACTGTAGATTCTCAGCTAGTTACACTATCTGAAAACCTGACGGGTATAGAACCTCAGACAACTGAAATTATATCCTCTGCTGATAGCATACTTATATCTGCAAGTCTGGGAAGTATTGTAACCCTAGCTACTTCTAACGCTACTTGTACTACTAGACTTGCTACCCTTGGCTTAGGCAACGTAACTTTTGCTGCTAACGCTAATACTGCTCCAAGTGGTTTAGAGTTTACATCATCCGTAGGTAACATTACCTTTACTGGTGATGCTAATACCTTCCCTAGTGGGCTAGAACTAGTTGCTAGTGTGGGCATAGCTGGGATTCCAGCGATTACGGCAGTAACCACTGCTGGTTTTGTTACTGTCACTCTGGGTATGGTTGGGGTAGGGGCTGGTAAGCTAGTATCAGGGTTCTTAGTAGATGTTGAACTAGGAACTCCCACCGCTACGGGATTCAAGTTCGACTTTGAGGCCATTAAACACCTGTATAACACAAAGAGGTCACAACATGCTGGGTTCCCTGCTAACAGGACTGTAAGACCTTCGTTTAGTACCCCTAGACAAGTTAAGCCACTAAAGTCTACTCAAAACCTAGCTGCATAAGAGGAACGTAAGATATGAGCCTAGTTTGGCCCAACAAAGATCCAGACGAACTGCTAGACTACAGTATTGATTGGTCTGATATTGTTTCTGGGTTTACCATTAGTACAGTGGTCTGGTCTGTAAGGTCTAATGCTAACCCTGCTGAAACTGTCTTAGCTGCTGGTCACGACCTTACTACAGCAAGCAGTGGTTCTATAGTTGACAGCATACAGAACATACAACAAGCCTTGTCGGGAAACACCGCAATTATTTATGTAGGTGGTGGAGTAAATGGAAGAGACTACACATTTATCTGCACTATAACCACAAGTATATCTACAACTATCCAAAGAGCGGTAATACTCCGTTGTAGGTCTGTATAATGCCAAAAGCAGGATTACAGAATAAAGTAAAAGAGCATAATGCTAAGTCTAAGCACAAGGTAACGACCTCTATGCTACAGGCTGTGTATCGTCGGGGTATTGGTGCATACAAGACAAATCCCGGAAGTGTAAGACCTAACGTAAGCTCCCCTGAGCAATGGGCTATGGCCAGAGTAAATAGCTTTCTTCGTATTGTCTCAGGGTCCAAATCAGCTAACCATGACAAAGACCTCTTACCAGCTTCTCATGCTTCTAGCAGTAAAAAGTCTGACGAGGAGGTAACAAAGGCAGAGTATCAGGGGGAGCAAGTTACCTTAAACAAGCCTCGTCGCATTAAAGGTGGCAACAAGAAGTTTGAGGTATTCGTACAAAGCGGAGGAAAGATCAAACGTGTGGCTTTCGGAGACCCCAACATGGAGATACGGAGGGACAACCCAAAAGCTAGGGCCAACTTCCGTTCAAGACATTCGTGCGACACAAAGAAGGACAAAACAACGGTGCAAGATCATGAGCGTAACATGGGGCAGATACTGGCGTGTTGCAGTGTTCCTCAAACGGATATCGAAGTTGTGGATTAACGACTCGTTAGATCTTTAAGAAAAACGCATTAAAAAACACTAAATAGAAAAGGCCGGAAGTTCGTTAAATGAACTTCCGGCCTTTTTGATTCTTACAACGTCACTATTTTTACAACCTAGTTCGC